GTGTCATTGTTGTACCTCAGCTGGCAGGTTCGCACCTGACAGGGGAAAGTGATGGTTCTGGCTGCCTCGTCAACAATCTTCACCTCAAGGTTCCGGGCTCTCGCAAAGTAGCAGGTGAAGAAAACATCCGTGTCGAGACTCTCAGGTTTGTTTATGTCAACATTGACATTGAGATCAAAGTTGCCATACTCCGTCGAGTACTCACAATCTGCATATTCAACACCTTTCTCGAGGTCGGTGTCAGTGATCCCGCGGTAGGTCCAGTTCGTTGGCAAGTTGTATGTCATGCCAAAGAACTCGAACGTCGCAGCAATACTGACAACGAACTGTGCTCCATCTCCGATGGCCGGCACTCCTCTCACAGATGCAGCAATGGTGCCGTACCTGTCGAGGATTGCAAGCCCCCTGGGTTTGCAGAATTTCCATCCGGAGGGAGCTCCCAGAACATTGAGGTGGGTCTGGTCAAAGTCAAGGTCAAGTGTGTCTTTTGCACCAACCTGTCTTGAGTTGGTCTGTCTGAGTAGGGTGTCAATGTTGTTGTAGCCAATAGTCACAACATTGTTGGGGTCGTTGATGTAAGCCAATTGGATACTGCCACTCGCAGCAGCAAAGGGGCTGATGTTGCGGACAGTGACGCTGAGGTGAGTGATGCGGTAGTTAACATACTGTTTAGCCAGCGCAGCACTCATTTCAGAGAGCTCTGGTCCGATAGGCGCCATGAAGATGATTTTGCCGTAATCATCCTCTGACGTCAGTTGGAAAGCTCCAAGGTTTGCCTTGATTTGGAATGTGGCAACACCGGTGGTGCTTTCCGTGATTCCACGTTGGTTGTTGTCATGGAGGTCAACATAAAGGTTTTCGCCAACCTTTGACAGCTGATTGTTGGCCTTGAAATCGCGACCGACATTCGTTGAAAGGGCGGACGCGGTTGAGTTTGTTGCAGGTACTTGGTTGCCGGCTGCCGACATAATTGAAGTGTCATTGCTGCTCATTTTGGATACGGATAGGAATGATAAATCAAATGCCCGGACATGTATGAATTTCTAATTGATAGCGAGGAAGAGGGCATCCATAGGGTCGTCATCCTGCTGGAGTTCGTGATACGCAACACGTGTAAAGTTGGCAGCACGGGCGTCCAGCAGCGTGACCACCTCATGGATCTTGTTGATCACAGCTACGAGTGAGTTGATCATGTTTGCAAGTTCGGCAAAATAGCTTGCAATGAGATCAACGATTCGATCAATTTCTTCTGCATACACGCATGCATACAAACTGTACAGAACAGTGCAAACAACCGTTACTACGAACAGAGTAACAACGACCTTGAAAACCTTCCAAAGGAAGGCATCGATGACTCTGTTGAGCAATCTCTTGGTTGGTTTGCCATGATCCCGAATAGCACTGATAAGCTCATCGTAGGCGAGGAGCATGTCAGTGTTATTCGCTTCAATGTCAATCACCACCTCCTCAGGTTTGCTTTCTTCCTTGAAGCCGGGATTGAAAGCAGGCTGCCTGAGCAACGGGGAGGAGGCCATGATGATATTGAATGAACAGTAGAATTAATCAAAACCGTTATGATATGATTGTGAATATGATTATGGTTATGATTATGATTGTTGTTGGATAATTACACCCTTGGACGCATGTCCTTAGGCCCACTCTTGCGATCGGAAACTCCGATCACAATATCCATGAGTGGTGTGAGCACAGCATTGGGGTTGCATTTCTTGTCATTGCTGCGCATGCTGCTAATGGTCTTGCCCTGGTAGAAGCAACGCATGAAACTAATGAGGATGGCAATGTCCTGTTCCTTGACGTTGTACCGAGCAGCATTGAACTGGACTCCCTTGTGAAGTTGCTCTCCAGTCTGGAAGATGCGAAGCCAATCATAGACTGCGACCCGGTAGTCGTTGATCTCCTGGTCATTAGAGAATGTGCGGTTCATCAGCTTGATGGCAAATCGTGGGATGTCTAGATAGACATCATCATCGCCAATCAAAAAGCCAATGAAGTCTCCAAACGGCCCTCTCTCAATCTTGAGATTGGGATGTTCGTCGACAAGCCTCACCTTTGCAGCCCTGATGTAGGAGTCATCCCCCTGGAACAAAGCGAATTTGAGGTCGGTGATCTCGATTGAACTCAGGATGAGCCCAATGTTCATCAACGTGTTTGCAAGTAGTGTGTCAGAACGTCCACTCTGGAACTTGTGCTTGACTCGCAATTTGCAACCTCGGGCATCGATGGTCCAGTTGATGTTGGCGCACTCGATCAGGTCAATGACCTCCTCGGGCACACCGACAGCTCGGTAGAACCTGCGCATGAACCAGTTGGTCCAAGGCCCCTTCGAAGTGTCCTGCTCACTGATGTCACAGCAGAGAACTTCATCAGCTATGTGGTTGCGGCGCATGAGTTTCCGCAACTTCTTACGAAGGCGGGCGACTGATTTGCCGTACCCTAGCTGGATGAAGGGATGCAGTGCCTTCCGGGCTTTTCGCTCTGCAGCACTAACCCAAGCCCCAGCAACATGATTGATCTGCTTGGATTGTGCGGAAACTCCTTGCCCGGCCTTCAGGGCATAGGTGTATCCGTCGTCAGAGCCGCGAACCCAGCTGTTGGCCTTGGTATCGCTCTTGGTTTGCTGTTTAAGAAAATGATCAATCTTTTCGGTAGTCTCGTAATCAGTTCCGAGAATACCGGGTTGATCGCCTTTCTTAGCAGCAATCCGGTCAACCTGGGCAGCCTGGGCGCTAGCAAATTCCTCGTCGGAAATGCGTTCAAGCCCGTTAGGGAAGGCTTTCATCAAGCCTGCGAACAGCTTGTCCCCTGCTTCCCTGGCTGCCTGGCCATGGGCCAGTTTCACCTTCTTCGAATAACGGCCGAGCACTGTTTGGACCATCTGGCTGTAGTTCGAGGAAGTGCATTTGCGTCCCCTGACGCGAGCTGCGGTAACAAGATGTTGTGCTTCTTGTGCACGCAGCTCGCGCGAGGTGACGTCAGGGATCCTCATTGTGAGCTTCTTGCCAGAGAAGTTCCTCCCGAGGTATTGGAACTGTAGATTCCGACGGGTCTCATAGATGTCGGAGTTCGTGGGAGAAATCTTCTCAAGAACCTCCTCTGCGTCAGCATAGGAAGCTCCGGTGGCTCCGATGTAGGAATGGATCAGCTCATCCGGATCCTCATCCTCTTCCACATCGTTGTCTTCTGTGAAAGGAATGGAGCTGGGTAGAATCCACTGATTGAACATGAAGTTTGAGATAGCAAAATCATTCGTGACAGTGCAATCAAGGGATTCGATCTTTTCGGGCGAAACATCGGTCTTCAGTCCTCGACGGGTAACTGTGGGACCCTTGACATCGTAGAGCTTCACACTCTCCCCGATGTGTTCACCCTGGAGTTCTTCCGTGACCTTGGTCATGCGCTTCCGAGCCGAGAAGCTCTCTGCTATCTCAATGCGTGTCTGCTCGAACTCGGAAAAGCTTTCCATGTTGGTCCGGAGTCGGCCGCCCTGTCTGCAAGTGTGGTGTGACTCAAATATCTGGAACGACGCTCGTGTGCCACAGATCACATCGAGCCGTTCAGTGTGCCTAGTCAACGCCACGTAAACAGGGCGGGGTGGGCTGCAGTGCGCAGCGGCGGTAAAACCGCGGTCAAGGTACAATGTGCCGTGTTTGAACCTTGAGCCTTGCATCTTGGTAACGGTTGTCCACCGCCCCTGCACCTCCTGCTTGTTCTCGAAACACATGCCGTTCTCTGGTGATTGTGGTTTGTTGGCTATGACCGGA